CTAGAAGCATCAGATGCTTCTACAATAGCTAAATCAATTGAGTATATCTCTACAAGCCGTACAGATATTACTAATATTGTTGTAGATGATAGTCAATTTATTATGGCATTCGAGTTTATGCGAAGAGCGAAAGAGCCAGGATATAATAAATTTGCTGATTTGGGAGTAAATATGGCTAAAATTCTAGAAGCTTCTAGAACTTGTAGACCAGATTTAAAAATATATTTTCTATGGCACCCAGAAGTTAGTTCATCTGGAAGTATGAAAATGAAAACTGCTGGTAAAATGGTAGATGATTATATTTCATTAGAAGGATTATTTTCAGTGATTCTTTATACTAATGTAAGTAAAGGTGCAGATAATAAAATGAACTATACATTTGTAACTAATAATGATGGACAATATCCTGCTAAATCACCTGTAGGAATGTTTAACACATTAGAAATTCCAAATGATTTAGGATTTGTGAGTGAATGTATAGATGCTTACAATATTGGTGAAGTAGTACCAGAAACTACTAAAATTAATTAATAAAATAATAAATAATAAAATATATGGGAATGTTTGATGCCTCTGATATTGAGGTTAAAAAAGTTGGAAATTACCAACAGCCAGGTGTTGAGAAAGATGTAAAAATTACAGATGTTGTAATACAAGATGTGCCAAATGGAAGTCCTTGTATTCAATTACATACAATTAATTCTAAAGGACAAAAATCTGTTAGTAGGAAATTGTATCTTAATACAGAAGTAAAAGAAGGGAAACAAACAAGTGCTTGGAAAGTAAGTGCTAAATTTCTAAAAGGTATTTTAATGTCTTTTGGATATACAGTAGAACAACAAAATGCTTGTTTAAAAGCAGATACACTTGTTAATTTAGTAGCTCAACTTAAAAAATCAATGGTGTGTAATAAATCCATTGAAGCTTTGTTTAGTTCTAAAGAATACATTAAACAAGATGGAACTATTGGACGAGTAACAGAATTATATTCTACAGCTCCTTTTGGTAGTAATATTCTTGTTTGGGATGAGAATAACAAATATTATAATGAGAAAGTGAATGTGGTACCTAAAGTAGAACCTAATGGAGCTGAAGGTAGTGATCTTCCATTCTAATTATAAGTAATTAAATAATAGGTGCTTTTCGCGTTGGTTTAACCAACGTATCAGGAATAAGCTAAGTGTGAGTTGTATAATTGCCCTACTAGGAGATAAACAATGAAAGATCGTCAAGCCTATTATTTTTAATAATATTAACATGTTTAATGCGGATAATATACATCCAATTATAAATTTAGAATTTATAGAAAAATATATATCTGATGAAGACATATTTAGAAAATATTGTTCTAATTTTCAAGAAATCAATAAAAAATTTTGTTCAGAATTAAGGAAAGATAGAAATCCTAGTTGTTATATTTATATTAAATCTAATAATAGATTAGCATATAAAGATTTTGGTTCAGGAGAGCATTATTCTTCTATAGAATATGTTATGAAAAAATATAATGTTTTATTCAAAGAAGCATTGAATATAATTTCATGTGATTTTAAGCTTTTTAAAGTATCTTATGCTGATTTGAAGGGACAATATCCATTAGGAATGGAAAATGTCTCTGATGGCTTAATTAAACATAATAAAGCAATAATTCATATTTCTCCTAGAGAATGGAATTTAATTGATAATAATTATTGGGGAAAATATTACATCACACTTGATTTATTAAATCAATATAATGTGGTTCCTTGTCAAAAAGTATTTCTTTATACGAAAAATAGAGAATTTCCTATTGAATTCTCTTATAAAGAAAGTAATCCAATATATGCTTATAAATTTATAAAACCAGGAGGAGAGATTTCTTATAAAATATACTTTCCTTTAGCTGATAAAAAATATAAATGGCTATTCAGTGGAGGGAGTTCTGATGATATAGAAGGATATGATCAATTACCTTGGCTTGGAGATATCTTAATATTAACTAAATCTCTAAAAGATTGTATGTGTTATAATTTAATTGGTTATCCAGCAATTAGTTTGCAAGGAGAAGCTAATAAATTAGAGTATGAATTTCTTAATAAATTATATAAGAGATTTAATAAAATAATTGTGAATTATGATAATGATGAACAAGGAATTAAATCTACTAATAGTCTGGTGAGAAAATATAATCTTGATTATTTTTATATAGATGATGCTAAGGATTTAAGTGATTATTTAGTAAATAATAGTTTAGAAGATGCTAAAATAATAATTAATAATAAAATAAAATGTTTAATACAGAATTAAATAATACTATTAATATATTAAAATGATTTTGAAAATAAATGAAAAATAAAGAAAATATAATAAAAAATTATGAAATTAGGTAAAATTGTAGAATTTCTCTTAGCATTAGTGTTATGTATGTTTATGTTATGGGGATTATTAACTTTATTTGCTTTTAAAGAAGATAAAGATTGTGAATTAACAACTCAATGCATTAAAGAAGAATTAATATCACAAAATATATATTTTCCAGAAGTAGTACTAAGAATAGGAATATTAGAAACGGGTTGGTGGAAATCATCAGCTTGTATTAAACAACATAATCTATTTGGATTCATGTTAAATGGTAAAATAATTAGTTTTAAATCTTATAAGGAATGTATTCATTATTATCATGAATGGGAAATGAAACATTGGAATTTTAAAGAGAATTATTTAGATTTCTTAAAAAGAATTCATTATTTTACGGATAAAAATTATATAAGTAAATTAAAGCAAATTAAAATATGAATCAGATTACATTAATATTTGAATCAGGAGTTGATTATGAGAAATTCATAAATGAAATCATATCTCCTGAAATTAAAAAAGGACAAGTAATAACAACAGATACATCAGGTGTTTATGTTGTAAAAGAACAAAAGAAATGAGAGATCCTAAAAGAATACCAATTGTATTAAAACATTTAGATAAATTTTTATATAGTTTTAATATCGATTATGAAAAAATTAATAAAAAACAATTAAAACTATATTGGACTAACAATCCAGATTTAAGACTTACACAAGCTCTTATAAATTTAAATATGATAAGTGATGGTTGGTACTGGATAGTGGAAGAAGTTGATTTTTTAATAATGGAAGAAATACTTAAATTTGAAGAAATTCATTTTTGGGGAAATAATTATGATGAAAAAGGTAAAAAACTTAGAAAAACTAAGTGGATATTATTAAAAGATTTAGATATTTCTCATATTGAAAATATTTTAAAATATTTTGATGAAAATTCTTTGGATTTAAATGAAGAATATAAGAAATATTTTTTAAAAAGAATAAAACTTGAAAAAAGAAAGAAAGAAAAAAGAAGTTGAAAGACCATTTGGAGGAGGGATGTACACTAATGCACAATTTTTTAGTTTAATTAGAAGTAAATTAAGAGAATTGTCGCGTTGGTGGCCTCCAATTAATCAATGTAGAATAAAATCAAGAAGACCTTATAAAGGTCTAAATAAAAGACAAAAATATGAATATCTTTGTAATCTTTGCGGAAATTACTTTCCAGATAAAGAAGTATCTATTGATCACATAATTCCAGTAGGAACACTTACTAAATTTGAGGATTTACCTGAATTTTGTAAAAATTTATTTTGTGAAGTAGATGGATTACAATGTGTTTGTAATATTTGCCATGATAATAAAACAGCTTTGGAAAGGCTTAATAGAAAACCAAAAGATAATGAAAAATCTATACAAAGTGATAAGACATCCAGAGATGGTGAAATATCACATTAGAAATGGAAAATCTATAGATATTCCTAGAAATAATGAATATTCAATAGCTAAAGGTACTAGAATTATAGCTAATATTCCAGATTATTTAGAAAATCCAAGGGGAGTTGCCAACGGTATTGTAAAAATACTGAATAATCAATCTAAAATAATTCTACCAGATGGCATGTAGTGTAATAATAGACGCAGATTCTATTGTATATATTGCTTGTGCTTCTAAAAAAAGAGAGAAAAAAACTCTTAAAACTTGTAAGAAACAAGTGGATTCTATAATAGGAAATATATTATTAAAATCTAAAGCTGATAAATATCTATGTGTCTTAACAACTAGTAGATGTTTTAGATATAATATATATCCTGAATATAAACAACATAGGAAGAAATTAGAAAAACCAATGTATTTTACAGAGATACAAAGTTATCTAATTAAAAAATATAATGCTTTTAGTTATCCAGGATTAGAAGCAGATGATGTTGTAAGAATTATACAAAAAAATACAGAAAATTGTATTATAGCTAGTCCTGATAAAGATATGATTAATTTAGAAGGAATTTGTTTAAATTATAGACTTTGGACTATTACTAATACAACTAAAGAAGAAGAAGAAATATATTTTTGGCGTAGTATGTGTACTGGTGATACTGCCGATAATATTAAAGGTATACCAGGAAAAGGTGAATCATATTTTAATAATACTATATTACCTAAAGATAATTCTTTAAGAAATAGTATATTTAATGAATATATTGCTTATTTTGGTGAATATAAAGGAATAGAGGAATTCTATAAAAATTATAAATGTTTATATATATTAAATGAATTAGACGGATTTGAAATTCCTAAATTAATAGAATATAAACAAAAAGATGTGTGGGAAATAGAAGAAGAGAATATATAAAAGAAAATAATCTGAAAATAACATATACTACATTATTTCTTCTTCCAATATTTGGTATTGGTGGAAAAAAGAATACTCCTAGTAATTTTATTAGTTCTTATTTGACAGATAATGATACTAATATAGCTATAGTGTTTGATAAAGATAATGAATGTGATGTTATTTTAGATTTAAAATATAATAAATATTATTTATATGATGAAGTATATGACGATGAGTATGTAATATTTATGAAAATACCTCCTAAATATGAAGTAGATGTTAATCTTTTCAAGATTGGGAGATGGAGTAAATTATCTAATTTATTAAAAGGACAAATAGTAGAAACTCATACCAGAATAGTGGGAAACGGAAAATATCTCACTGTAGCAGATGCTGTATTTCCTGATAAACAGGCTAGAGAATATAGAGCTGAGGAATTAGATATAAAAGTAGAAGATTTACCAAATGGTGAGGTAATTAGTGTACCAGATATGGAGAAAGAAAGATTTAAAAATATAGAAGAGTTATATGGAGTTAAGTAGTGAGATTTTATCAAAAATTACAATTTTTAATAAATATGCTAAGTATAAACCTGAGTTGGAAAGACGTGAAACTTGGGAAGAAATTTGTGATAGATATCAACAGATGATGATAGATAAATATCCTATATTAAAAGAAGAAATTATTTCTAATATGTCTTTTGTTAGAAATAAAAAAATACTTCCAAGTATGAGAGCTATGCAATTTGCAGGTAGAGCTATAGAAAAGAATAATGCAAGAATTTATAATTGTGCATATCTTCCAATAGATTCTATTGAATCTTTTAGTGAAACAATGTTTTTACTACTTGGAGGCACAGGTGTGGGATATTCTGTGCAATTTCAACATGTTGAACAATTACCTGAAATTATTAAACCTACAAAAGAAAGAAAATTCTTAATTGGAGATTCTTTAGAAGGATGGGCAGATGCTGTAAAGGTATTATTCAAATCATACTTAGGTAAAACTCATTATAAGCCAAAATTTGATTATTCTGATATTAGACATAAAGGAGCAAGATTAGTGACCGCTGGTGGTAAGGCTCCTGGTCCAGGAGTATTAAAACTTTGTTTAACTCAATTAGAAAATATATTAGACAGTAAGCAAAATGGAGATAAATTATCTCCTTTAGAATGTCATGATATGTTATGTCATATTGCTAATGCTGTATTAGCAGGTGGTATTAGAAGAAGTGCTATGATTTCTTTATTTTCCTTTGATGATAAGGAAATGTTAGAATGTAAATTTGGTAATTGGTGGGAAGGTAATGAACAAAGAGGACGTAGTAATAATTCAGCAGTTATTGTTAGAAATAGAATTAAGAAATCTGAATTTAAAGAATTATGGAATAAAATAGAATTATCTGGTTCTGGAGAGCCTGGTATGTATTTTACAAATGATGCTAATTTAGGTACAAATCCATGTTGCGAAATTTCGCTAAGACCTTATCAATTTTGCAATTTGACAGAAATCAACGCTTCTGATATAGAATCTCAAGAAGATTTAATGAAAAGATGTCTAATAGCATCATTTTTTGGTACATTACAAGCAGGATTTACAGATTTTCATTATTTGAGACCTGTTTGGCGTAAAACTACTGAAAAAGATGCATTAATTGGTGTTGGTATGACAGGGATTGCTAGTAATATTGTTACAAAGCTAGATTTAAATTTAGCTGTAGAACAAGTAAAAGTTACAAATGAATTAATTGCTAATAAAATAGGAATTAATAAAGCTGCTAGAACAACAACTATTAAACCAGCAGGTACAACTAGTTGTGTTTTAGGAACAAGTTCAGGTATTCACGCTTGGCATAATGATTATTATATTAGAAGAATTAGAATTATGAAGAATGATAATTTATATACTTATTTATATATTAATCATCCAGAACTTATTGAAGATGACAAGTTAAGAAGTCATGATACAGCAGTAATTTCTATTCCACAAAAAGCACCAGAAGGAAGTATTATTCGTACTGAAAATACATTAGATTTATTAGAAAGAATTAAGAAATTTAGTAATGAATGGGTTAAACCAGGACATAGAAAAGGTAATAATACTAATAATGTTAGTGCTACAGTTTCTATTAAACCTGATGAATGGGAAGTTATTGGAGAATGGATGTGGAAAAATAAAGATGTATATAATGGACTTAGTGTTCTTCCATATTTTGGAGGAAGCTATGTTCAAGCTCCATTTGAAGATTGTACAAAAGAACAATATGAGGAAATGATGAAACATTTAAAGAATATAGATTTATCAAAAGTTGTAGAAATTGATGATAATACAGATTTAAGTGGAGAATTAGCATGCGCTGGTCCTAATGGGTGTGAGATAAAGTAAAATGAAAACCTATATTTGTAAAACTTGTAAAAAAGAAAAACATGAAAAAGAATTTTCAAAACATTCTGGTTGTAAGATTAAATTAGATATATCTAGATGTAAACTTTGTAAAAAATCAAAACAAGATTGGAAAAAAGTTTCTTTAGATAAGAAAATATACCACAGATTAAAAAGTAGATCTAAACTTAAAAACTTAGAATTTAACTTAGAATTATCAGATATAATAATACCTAATAAATGTCCTGTTTTTAATATACCATTTATATATGGAGATAAAAATTGGACTTATTCTGTAGATAGAATAGATAATTCTAAAGGATACATTAAAGGTAATATAATCATTATCTCTAATAGGGCTAATAGACTTAAAGGAGATTTTAGTATAGAAGAGTTAAAAACTATGGTGAATTATTTAAGTAATAATTGTGAAATAAAATAATAAATATATGGATTTTAAAGAATATCAAGAAGAAGCTGTAAAAACAGCTATATATGGAACAAAAAATACAATTATATATCCAGCATTAGGACTTGCAAATGAGGCAGGAGAGGTGTTAGGTAAAATTAAAAAAGTACTTAGAGATAATGATGGTGTATATACTCCTGATAAAATTGCAGGAATAGCAGGTGAAATTGGAGATGTTTTGTGGTATATGGCAGCATTAGCTAGAGATTTGAATATTTCATTAGATGAAATAGCTCAAGATAATATTAATAAACTGAAAGATAGAGCTTCTAGAGGAGTTATACAAGGTAATGGGGATAATAGATAGCGGAGATATAGAAAGTCTCTTAAAACAAAGAATAAGCCTATTTTTTACAGCATTATTACAAGTTACAATGGTAGCAATGAATGTTACATTTATATCTAAAGGATATATTGTAATGATGTTAATTACTGGATTTCTAATAAGTTTATTTTGGACATTTAATGTTAAACAAGTAGCATTTGGCAAATGGATAGACAGAATTATTTATTCATTTGGAGCTATGTGTGGTACAGGAATAGGATTTGAATTAGCTAAATATATAACAAATATATTATGAGTGTAGATAGAAAAAGAATATTTGAATCTGAACCTATAACAGCAGCAATAAAAAATGATGAAGGGAAAATTTGTATATCTGATATTCCTCAACATAGTTTAATGTCTGTAGCTAAAGTATTTAATTATGGAGCTAAAAAATATGCTAAATTTAATTATTCTAAAGGAATGGAATGGCTTAGATATTATGATGCTTGTCAAAGACATTTAAATGCTTGGATGATAGGAGAAGATATTGATGAAAGTCAATGTCATCATATAGATCATGCTATTGCAAGTCTTATGATGTTAAGAGAAAATATTCATCTAAATAAAGGTGAAGATAATAGAAATAAAATTTATAAAGAAATTAAATGATAATTGATAATTACCCAGATGGAGGTAAGTATGTAATTAATGATTTAAATGAAACAAATCTTACATATAGAATTAATTCTTATGAAGATTTGTTTCTCCTTAAATCTATTAAAGATGCTAATCCTAAATTAAAAGAAATAACTATTCCTTGTATGTTTCAACAACAACATGATAGAAGATTTAATCCTAATGAATCATTTGAACTTAAATTAGTATGTGATTTTATTAATTCCTGCAATTTTGAAAAAGTTAAAGTATTCCATCCACATTCAGATGTTACTCCAGCTTTATTAAATAATTGTGAAATTATTGATAATTTTAGGTTTATACTAAATTGTTTATGGTCTATAAAGAAATCAGATAGTACTACATATCCTGTAATACTGGAAGATGAATTTGATAGAACTACTGATAATTTGAATTATGATAGCAGAATTAAAAATAATCTTATTTTAATGAGTGGCGATGCTGGGGGATTTAAATCTTTAATAAAACTCTGTAAACAAATAAATTGGCAAGGAGAAACTTATTCTGCTAGTAAAGCAAGAGAAAAAGATAAACTTATTCAGATTATAGATAAACAAGATTTTGGAGGTAAGGATATTCTTTTAATAGATGATATTTGTGTATATGGAGGAACATTTATAGGATTAGCAAAATTACTTAAAGAAAGAAATATAGGTAAGTTATATTTGGCTGTTAGTCACATAACTGTAGAAGCTCCTAATTCAGAATTATTTAAATTGTTTGACAAAATATTTACTACAAATTCTAAAGGAATTGTATATACTAATTATTGTTATGAAAACTTAGAAACTATAAATTTATTTAAAAATGTTAAAAATTAATCCTTTATTAAATATAGATGGATATAAGTCTTCACATAGACTTATGTATCCTAAAAATACTACATTAGTATATAGTAATTATACTTGTCGTAGTACTAAAAGAATGCCAGAAAATTCTAAAGATATAGTAGTATTTGGTATTCAATATATGTGTAAATACATTAATGATTTATGGAATGAAAATTTCTTTAAACAACCTAAAGATCAAATGATAAATGAAGCTAAAGAGTTTTTACAAAGTTATTTAGGAATGGAATATGATGTTTCTCATTTTGAAGCCTTGCATGATTTAGGATATCTTCCTATTGAAATTAAAGCTTTAGAAGAAGGAACTATTATAAAAGAAGGTATTCCATTATTTACTATTAAAAACACCCATCCTGATTTCTTTTGGGTAACTAATTTCTTAGAAACTAGTTTAAGTACGTTAATTTGGAAACCTGTACACTCAGCAAGTTTATCTTATGCTTATAAGAAAGTATTAACTAAATATGCTAAAGAAACTAATACAGACACTTTAGAATTTGTAAATTTTCAAGGACATGATTTTAGTTTTAGAGGTATGCAATCTATAGAATCTGCTATAAGCTCAGGAATGGGCTTTTTAACAAGTTTTATGGGTACAGATACTATACCTGCATTACAAGGTATTAAATATTATTATGGAGATGATAATGTAGGATTTAGTGTACCAGCTAGTGAACATTCAGTAATGTGTGCTCATGGTAAAGAGGGAGAAATAGATACTTTAAAATATCTCATGAAACAATATCCTAAAGGCATTCTTTCGGTGGTATCCGATACTTGGAATTTATGGAAATTAATTACAGAATACTTACCTCAACTAAAAGAAGAAATCTTAACAAGAGATGGTAAACTAGTTATTAGACCTGATTCAGGTAATCCTGTTGATATTATTTGTGGTGATGCTTGGAGAGTTCAAGGATTTACTGAAGGTGTATTAAATAAAGTAGGTGAAAATGGAATTGTTCTTAACTATACTGATAATAAATACTATAAAGTAAAACTAAATGATAATTATGAAGTAATTGGTGAAGAAACTACAGATGTAACTTCTGTTAATAAAGGTGTAATTGAATTACTTTGGGATATATTTGGGGGTACTGTAAATGAACAAGGTTACAAAGTTCTGGATTCACATATTGGAGCTATTTATGGTGACTCTATTACCTTAGATACAGCTAAAGAGATTTGTGAGAGACTTAAAGCTAAAGGATTTGCTAGTACTAATGTTGTATTAGGAATAGGTTCTTACTCTATGGGTTATGCCACAAGAGATAATCAAGGAGGAGCTGTAAAATCTACTTATGTAGAAATTAAGAAATCTTGTGATTGTGAGAAAAATGATTGTAAAAAAGATAATTGTCCACAATATATAACTGCAGCTAGAGAAATCTTTAAAGATCCTATTACTGATGATGGTACAAAGAAATCGGCTAAAGGATTAATAGCTGTATATAAAAATGATGTAGGAGATTATTATTTAGTTGATCAAGTTAGTTGGAAAGAAGTAGAAAATTGTGAACTTCAAACTGTCTATTTAAACGGTAAATTAGTAAAAGAAACTACATTTAGTGAAATAAGAAGTAAAATAAATAATAAATAATTATGAATAATATTGATAATAAAGTTAGACGTGCTGTAAATAAATTTTTAAACAGTAATCTTGGTTATATGAAGAAAAGCTCTGCTGTAACCTATAATTACATGCAAAAGAAAGTTGCAGGAGGTACAAATATTGATTTTAAGACATTTGATACAATGTTTAATAGAAAGCGTACAGCTTGGCGTAAAACAATCTCTAAAGGGGCTTAAAATGCATAAAAATAGTACAAGTAATCCTCTCCTAGATACTAGTGATGAAACTTAGTGCGTGAGATACCTGTACACGGTAATTCTCTCTAGCCGTAATAGATTATATATTATAGTGCTATTACAATTAAAGAAGACTAGGCTAAAATCATGTCTTCTTTTTACATAAATAAAATATGAAAGAAAAAAATAAAAATTCTCCTAAAATATTATTTATAGATATAGAAACTAGTTATGCAACAGGTTGGTTTTGGAGACCAGGTTATAATTTAAATATAACTTATGATCAAATATTAACAGAACCTGCAATTATTTGTGTATGTTATAAATATAATGATAGTGGAAAAGTCTATTCTTTATCTTGGGATAAAGGAGATGATAAAGAATTATGCAAAGAATTTCATAGAATTTTAAATACAGCAGACATTGTAGTCGGACACAATGGAGATAAATTTGATA